AACTGAATCAGAGGCTATTGCTAATATAAACATAGAACCATTTGTTGAAGCACCTAACACAGCAGCAAATGCTATTTATTTAGGAGCTATAGTAATTAAAGGAGATGGTACATTCACAGTAAATGCTGATTTTACTATATTACCTGGAGGTTTATTTAGAGGAGTAGGTGGTGGAGGTGGTGGAGGAGGAACTACCCCACCAGGTGGCTCAAATACCCAAATTCAATACAATAATAATGGAGTTTTCGGTGGAGTTCCTAATTTAACTTGGAATGGAACTACATTATTAGCGACAGGTTCATTTACAGGCTCATTTACTGGTTCTTTATTAGGCACATCTTCATACTCAACTACTGCATCTTATGCTTTAAATGGAGGTGTAACTCAAATATTAGCCGGGTCTAATATTACTTTATCTCCTACAAATGGTTTGGGTCAAGTAACAATTAGTTCAACTGGAGGGGGAGGAGTATATGGAAACACAGCTACTGGCTCTTATGGTAGTTTCTACGACACTACTACCCAAACCAATCCAGTAGCTAATGTAATTCGTTCAATGTCTTTTAATAGTACAGACATTACAAACGGTGTTTCAATATCAGGTTCAGTTAGCCCTTACAACACATATATAAAAACTGAAAATGCTGGTGTATATGACATTCAATTTTCAGCCCAATTAGAAAAAACAAGTACAGGAAATACTAGTACTACTTTTATTTGGTTAAGAAAAAATGGAATTGATTTAGCTGAAACTAATACTGCTCTTGAATTATCACAAAATGGTAAAGGGGTTGCGGCTTGGAATTGGTTTGTAAATGCTGCGGCTAATGATTATTTTCAAATTATGTGGGCCGCTGACAGAACAGATCTTCAATTAACAGCTACTACACCTGTAATTGGTCCTGCTGTCCCATCTATCATAGCAACTGTAAATAGAATAGATCAATTTTTATCAAATACAGGTTCATTTACAGGTTCATTTACAGGTTCTTTATTTGGTACTTCAAGTTGGGCGGTTAATGCTTTAACAGCCTCACATCTTAATAGTCTTACTCAAAATGTAGAAATTTTAGGGAATGTAACTATCCATGGTACAGCTTCAGTTGATGTACTTGTAACCAACTACCAATCTTCTTCTATTATCTACTCATCAGGTTCTACCAAATTTGGAGATACTTTAGATGACACACACGAATTTACAGGTAGTATATTCACTACAGGTTCAATCTCATCAACAAATACAGTCACAGCAACCACAGGTTCATTTTCTTATTTACAAGGAAATTCTCCTATAGTTGTAGGAGATCCTGTTACTTTCCAACAAGCTATAACAGCTTCTTCCATTAGCGCTTCTGTAATTTATGGTAATGGGTCTAACCTCACAGGAATATCTAGTTCATCCTTCTCAGCTACATCTTCATTTACCCCTAACGCTATTGTAACAGCTTCAGCTACTCCTGGTAATTATACTATGAGACTTACTAAAGGAGATGGTTCTTTCTTTGATGTAACTCTTACAACTCCTGCTCCTACTCCCCCTCCAGTCACAGACACAGGATCATTTTTTACAAATGCCACTCTAAATAGTGATAGAATAGTTTTTACTAAAGGTGATAGATCAACTTTAAATTTAAGTTTGACTAGTTCTTATGTTTTAATTAGTCAAACTAGTTCTTTCACCCAAACTTCCTCTTTTAATACTTTTACTCAAAGTATTCAATCTAGTGTTGATTCTTTAATTAACAGCACAAGTTCTTTTGTTCAAAACTCTCAAACTAGTTCTTTTGTACTAAATTCTCAAACTAGTTCAATGCTAGAACCTTATGTTCTAACATCTACCACTAGTTCTTTTGTTCAAAACTCTCAAACATCTAGTTTTATCCAGAGCAGCCAAACTAGTTCAATGTTAGAACCTTATGTTTTAACAATTGTCACTAGTTCAATGTTAGCACCTTATGTGTTAAATTCTCAAACATCTAGTTTTGTTCAAAACAATCAAACTAGTTCTATGACTGTTTTAAGTAGTTCATACTCTTTAACAGCCTCATACCTTAACACTCCTCAATTTAGTAGTGTAGTAGAATTAGGTGGGACATTAACAATAACAAATGCTAATTATAACACCTACCTTGGCAAAACCATTATATTAACAGGTAGTTCAGCTAAAAATTTTAATTTAAATTATTCACCCACATCACCTGGTTTAGGGGATGAATTTTATATCATACAAAGTGGTAGTGGTCAAGTAACAACCTCAGGATCAGGTGTCACAATACTTTCAGCTACTGGAAGTTTGCCAAAGACAAGAGCAGAGTATAGCAGTATGGCTGTTAAACATATTGGAAGTAATAGGTGGATAGTAGTAGGAGATATAACAGCTTAATATGAGTTTTTTATATAACATAATTGCTTCTAGTTATGAGGTACCAATAATACCAACCCCTCCACTTGTTACATCTTCTTTTGTTACAACTAGTTTAATGGATTATTGGGACCCCGCAAATATTAGTAGTAGAGTTGTTATATCTGGTCAATCCCGTTCTCTTAACCTATCATCTAACTATACAAGTAGTGTTTATGCTACAAATGGTAGTAGTAGTTTAGGTTTAGTAGGTCCAATATTTACAACCTTTACAAGTGGAAGTATTAGTACTGATGTTTATTATTTTGATGGTATTAATGATTACGCTCAGATAACCCCTATTAACTCACCAGTATCTGAATCAGGTAATCCTCGTGTTGTTACTAACTTGAAAAATTATACCCTTGAAATGTGGTTGAGAAATAGTGGCAGCTGGGTAGCTAATGGTAACTGGGTTAGTATGGCTGGTAATACTGGTACTAGGACTAGGGCTAATGATGCTAGTGGAACTAGATGGTTTTATGCTCCTGCTGTAACAGCTGGGGGGACCGGAGGGACTATGGTTACAGGTTCTTGGAACCATTTTGTTATAACAATGGCTGATTTAAATGCTACAAATGATAGAATGACAGCTTATGTTAATGGTGTTCAAGTATTTCAAGATTTATTTGGTAACTACAATCCTAACTATAACTTCGCTCAAGTAATGTACGGTAGCTTCTTTGGTAGTAGTGAATTTCAAAGAATGTATGTTGGTGAAATTAGAAGATATAATAGAGAACTAACCTCAGCTGAGGTAATAACAAATTATAGTGGTAGTAAAGCTAGATACGGATTATAATAAATTATGAAAAAGTATAGAATATTAGCATCCCCTGATTTATTACAGGTAAATTGGAGTGATACAGATCATCTAAATGAGAATGAAGCAAGGTATTCTGTTGATTATCAATGGGCTATAATTGAATATAAAGAAGAACAAACCAACCCAGATTGGGATATGTTCACAGCAGATGAGATAATAAATTATATAGAAGCCCACTACAGTGAGTGGAATCCAGATACAACAATAGAACCTTGGTTATCTTATCCTAACAATACAGAACCCATTTAAAAGTTATATTTAGTATTTTTGTATGGTTGTGATATTTATAATAAACCTTATAAATTATGGCAGCCGGAAAATATTCCTTTACTATAGAACAAGGAGCTACAGTAGACTTTGAGATATCTTACAAAGATTCTAACGGAGATCCTATAGATTTAACAGGATATCAAGCCCGAATGCAACTTAGACCCTCCCCGGGATCAAGTACCTTATACCTTACTTTATCTAGTAGTTTAGACCCTTGTGGTACTGGCTTAAATCTAAGCGGATCAGGAGGTACTAACCCGCCCACTTCAGGAACTATAGGAATATATATTTCAGCTGCTTCTTCTTCTTTGTTAGATTTTGATTTAGCATCTTATGACCTTGAAATCTCATCAGGAAGTGGTAATTGCTACATAGTAACTAGATTGTTAGAGGGTAAAGTCAAACTAAGTAAAAATATAACTTTAGGTAGTTTCTAATGAGTACAGCTAACTCAGTAACCCCTGGAAGTGATAATACAACTGTAGTTATTCAAAACTCAGAAGGACAGATAACTACAATAGTCCAACCAAATGTAAATGTTGTTGAGGTAGAATTGAGCCAAGGTCCCCCAGGCCCTCAAGGAATTCAGGGACCATCAGGATCACAAGGTTTAACAGGCCCTGAAGGTCCTATTGGCCCTACTGGTCCTTCTGGTTCACAAGGCCCATCTGGTTCACAAGGTCCTATAGGACCTGCTGGTCCTTCTGGTTCACAAGGTCCTTCTGGTTCACAGGGTCCCATAGGACCTGCTGGTCCTTCTGGTTCACAAGGTCCTTCTGGTTCAATTGGACCTTCTGGTTCTCAAGGTGTTCAAGGAATAACTGGTGTTGGCTATCTCCTTTCCTCATCTACTTCTCAAACCATTTCAACTGAGGTTAAAGTTTGGACTGTTAATAAAACCCCTTTAGAATCTGCTTATACTGTAGGTTCTAGAATCAGAGCCTCATACTCATCTACCCAGTATATGGAGGGTGTTATAGGATCATATATAGGTAATAGTATAGGTGTAACTATTGATTATACAACAGGAGCAGGTTCAAATCTATCTCCATGGTATTTTTCAATAGCAGGTGAAAGAGGAGTCCAAGGTCCTACAGGTCCTACAGGCCCTACAGGCCCTTCAGGTTCACAAGGTCCATCAGGTTCACAAGGTCCATCAGGTTCACAAGGTCCTATAGGCCCTTCAGGTTCACAAGGTCCATCAGGTTCACAAGGACCTAAAGGAGACCCAGGGACTTTAACTAACTTTACAGATCTAATTGTAACAGGATCTATTTGGGCTAGTGGATCAGGTAATATAACTGCTAGTAATAATATAATAGCTAATGGTTATATAAGTTCAAGTATAATGTATAGTCCTACTGGGTCATTTAGTTATATTCAAGGTAATAGCCCCATAACTATAAAAGATGATACTACATTCCAAAATGAGTTATACGCCCCTAGACATCCTAGAGTTTTAGATTTTTATGAGATACCTGGGAGGTCAAAAAGTAAAAGTAAGGGAGGTGGATATTCATATGGACAAATTTCTGGCGTATCTAGCAGTTTTATTGCTCCTTCTAGTGGAAAAATTATTATAGAATTAGGATCTGTATTTTTTAGTGTAGATACAATAGTTAATAATGAACAAGGTTATCTTTTTGAAAATGGAGCTTCTGATATAGTTTTAAGTACAACACAAAGTCTTTTTGGAACTTCTTCTGCTGCTAACACTGATGCCGTTGTGACCAATATCCTTAACCCACCCTCAGGAGGAAGATCTACTGTATTACTTAGAAGTAATGGGTGGGTTAATAGGTATATAGGACCTCATAAGTTATTTATTACAGATCTCACTCCAAATACTAACTACACATTTTATTATTATGTTTACGATAACAATGGAGTAACATCACCTTCTTCCCAACGTTTAGCTGATGGAGCTGATGTACAAATAAGTAATTACATCCAAGTAACAGAAGTTCAATAACTATGCCCCAAATAATACAAATAACAACCCAAGGTCCACAAGGCCCTCAAGGTCCTATAGGATTAACTGGCCCTTCAGGTTCTCAAGGACCATCAGGTTCACAAGGTCCTTCAGGTTCTCAAGGACCAATAGGTCCTTCTGGTTCACAAGGCATACAAGGTGAACCTGGCCCTTCAGGTTCTCAAGGACCAATAGGTCCTTCTGGTTCACAAGGTCTACAGGGTATTCAAGGCCCTTCAGGTTCTCAAGGCCCACAAGGTATCCAAGGTCCTTCTGGCTCTCAAGGTTTACAAGGTATCCAAGGTCCTTCTGGCTCTCAAGGTTTACAAGGTATTCAAGGTCCTTCAGGTTCTCAAGGCCCACAAGGTATCCAAGGTCCTTCTGGTTCACAAGGTCTTAAAGGAGATCCTGGGAGTCTAACTTATTTCCAAGATCTAGTAGTTACAGGATCAATATGGGCTAGTGGTTCAAACGCTAATATAACAGCTAGTAATAATATAATAGCTAATGGTTATATATCTTCTAGTGGAACAGTTTATGGATCAACAGGTTCATTTTCTTATTTACAAGGAAATTCTCCTATAACTGTAAAAGATGACACTACATTCCAAAATAAACTTTACGCCCCACAACATCCTAGAGTTTTAGATTTTTATGAGATACCTGGAGGTTCTGCGACAAGACTTTTTGTAACAGGTTATTCTTATAATTTTATCCCTAATGTTTCTAATAGTTTTCAAGCCCCGGCTAGTGGTAAAGTTATTATAAATTTTGGAAATGTTACTACTGGTTGGTCTTCTTATACTTTTGGTGCTACCGCCGATTCCGCTCCGGGATTTTCAGCTATATTTATAAGCCAAACTGCTAGTCTTTTTGGGACAGCTAGTTTCGGATCTATTGGGGAAGATATAGCAGCCAGACTTAATTCTCCTTCAGGAGGATATATGGGAGTTCATAATAGAAATTTTGACGTTGGTACTAGCTTTTCCAACCCTGTTAATAAACTAATTACAGGATTAACTAGTGGTAGTAATTATACTTTTTATTACTATGTTGGTAATTTAGATGGTACTACTGCTTTTGAGGACGAAGATAAAGCAACTATGACTTTACGTGACTATATTCAAGTAACAGAAGTACAATAATAACTCTGTTATTTATTGATTTAGCCTTATTGATATTTATAACAAAACATCATGGCAAACACTCCTATTTGGCCTGGCTCTTCATCATTCTTCCCAGGTGATACACCTTTTGGATTTTATGATAATGACACAGATTTTCAAACAGATGCTGATAGAGTAGCTATATTTGTAGCTCGCAGGTTAGGATATCCCTTAGTAGATGTTGAATTACAAGATATCAACTTTTATGCTGCTTTTGAAGAAGCAATAACAACATATGGTAATGAAGTTTACGCCTACCAGGTAGCTCAAAATTATTTATCCTTAGAAGGAGCTTCAACAGGATCAAATTTAAATAATACTCTTGTTAGGCCTAATTTAGGTACTATAGTTAGAATTTCTGAACAATATGGTGTTGAAGCTGGAGCTGGGGGTAATGTTACTTGGAGAACTGGGAGTTTAAATTTAACTCGATATGTTCAAAAATATGATTTAAATCAATGGGCTGTTAGCCAAAGTATAGAAGCTGGGGATTTAGAAATAAAGAGGGTTTTTTATGAGGCACTCCCTCCAATTGTAAGATATTTTGACCCTTATGCTGGTACTGGTACTGATGTTCAAGGTCTTTTACAAGCCTTTGGCTTTGGTTCATATTCACCTGGGATTAACTTTTTGTTGATGCCTATTAACTTTGACTTGCAAAAAATTCAAGCTATTGAGCTTAACGATCAAGTTAGAAAATCTAACTATAGTTTTGAATTGATAAATAACCAACTTAAAATATTCCCAGTACCTATTGAAGATAAAATTTTACACTTTGAATATATTCTAAAATCAGATCGTAACAATCCTATAGTGTCAGGTAGTATGGGGCAGGGAAAAATAACAAATGTTTCTAATACTCCCTATGATAATCCTACATACTCTTATATAAATTCAATAGGCAGACAATGGATATTTGAATATACTTTAGCTTTATGTAAAGAAATGTTAGGTTATGTTAGAGGTAAATATTCAACTATACCTATACCTAATTCTGAGGTGACTCTAAATCATGGAGATTTAATATCGGCTGCTACATCTGAAAAAACAGCTTTAATTGAAAGATTAAGAGCATATTTAGATGAAACCTCTAGAAGTAAATTACTAGAAAAAAGAGCACAAGAATCTGAGAACCTTCAGAAAGAATTAAGTAATGTACCATATACAATTTATATTGGCTAATGGCATTATTTGGTAGACAAAGAGACATTAATCTATTTACAACTATCACTAGAGAGTTGATGGGAGATGTTATTACCCAACAATGCTCTTTTTACAAATATAGATTAGAACAAACTATAGTTAATATATATGGTGAAGCTTCTGGGGGTAAATTCTTTGATGGGCCTGTACTATTTAATTGTTTGATTGAAAGACAAGACCAACAATTTACAGTTGATGACTTTGGAGTAGAATACGCTAGAAATGTAGTATTTAGATTTTTAAGAGAAGATTTAATAGATGCTAGCCTAGTCCCTGAAGTGGGTGATGTTATTTTATACAATGGAGGATATTATGAGGTAGATTCTACCAATTCTAACCAATATCTTTTAGGCAAAGACCCAGACTATCCAAATGAAACTAACCCATTAAATCCAGGATTAAGCCAATTTGGTTCTAACTACTCAATAATTTGTTCAACCCACTATACCCCAGCTGATAAGTTAGGTATAGAATTAACAAGACTCTAATGGCTACTAAAGGAAGAACTCCAACCCCTAAATCTCAATATGAGATTTCAACTGGTCAAGCTAAAGAATTAAATAGAGGAAATAAAAATTCTTTTAAAGGAGATACTACTAAGCCTTTTTCTATAGAATTTAAAGATATAGATGAGTCTATAATGTATTATTTTCAAAATGTTATCAAACCTTTTGTAATACAAAATGGACAAAGAATAGCTGTTCCTGTTATATATGGCTCACCTGAGAGATGGAAGTCTATTCAACGTGATGGATATTATAGAGATAAGGAGGGAAAGATTATGGCTCCCATAATAATGTTTAAAAGAAATTCTGTTACTCCTATTAAAGGTCAATATAATAAACTAGACGCTAATAATCCTATTAACGTAGCATATTTTCAAAAAAGATATAATAAGCAAAATGCTTATGATAAATTTAATATCCTTAATAATAGAGTTCCTATAAATGAATTTCACGCTGTAGTTGTACCAAACCATGTAACAGTTAGTTATAGTTGTATTGTTATGACTTATTATATGGAACAACTTAATAAAATAGTTGAATCAGTTACATATGCTTCTGATTCATATTGGGGTAATCCTGAAAGATTTAAATTTAAAGCTAATATAGATTCTATAGCTACTGTTACAGAATTAACAGATGGTAAAGATAGAATAGCCAAAGCTACTTTTGATATTAGTATGAATGGATATATTATACCTGATATTCCACAAAAAGATTTAACAGTAGATAAAAAAATATTTAGCACAGGTCAATTTGTTGTTGAAACTGAGACTGTTGTTGATATAAATGAGATTAATAAACGTTCCAAAAAACAGATTGATATAAAAAATCCCCAAAATACAGACACCGGGAATTTTTGAAAAAAATTCTAATATTTATAGAAAACATAAAATATTTATATTATGAGTGAACAAATACAGTTATCCAAAGAAGAACTTGAAAATATCAAGCAGTTACAAACTACTCAACAAAATTTAATTAACAATTTTGGACAGGTAGAATATCAATTACAAGTGTTAGAAACTCAAAAAGATAAATTAATTGAATCTTTAGCTCAATTGAGAGAAGAAGAAGTTAATTTAGGAAAATCATTGACTGAAAAGTATGGTAATGGTTCTATTGATTTAGAATCAGGACTATTCACAAAAACCTAATAAGAATTAAACATATAAAACAACATGGCAGAACAAATAGTATCACCTGGTGTATTTACAAGAGAAAATGACCAGTCATTTATAACTCAACAACCGGTACAGGTAGGTGCCGCTATTGTTGGTCCTACAGTTAAAGGACCAGTTGAAATCCCTACTGTAGTAACTTCATATAGTGATTATCAGAATAAATTTGGCACTACTTTTGTTAGTGGTAATCAAACATATTCTTATCTCACCTCAATCTCAGCTTATAACTACTTCCAAAATGGTGGTACTACTTTGTTAGTAACTAGAGTTGTTAGCCAATCCTCAGCTTGGACTTCATCTCTCAGTACACCCATAAGTAGTTCAGCTGGGGCATCTTCCCAACCGGCTTTTGTCTTAAAGACAATATCTAAAGGAGCTATAATGAATAGTAGTGGCTCTGAAAACTCAGCTGGGGTTTTAACTAATGGGACTATTGACAATGTTAGATGGGAAATTTCTCAAGCTGATACAGGATCAGGAACATTTACTCTTTTGATTAGAAGAGGAAATGATACAACTAATGATAAAGTTATTTTAGAAACATATGCTAACATCTCACTTGACCCTGAACAGGGTAATTACGTAGCTAGGGTCATTGGTGATACTTATCAAGAAGTAGTCACAGATACTGATGGTAAAACTTATGTTGAAACTATTGGTACTTATCCTAATGCTAGTAGATATGTTTATGTATCCTCTGTAAATAACCCAACTCCTAGTTATTTTAATAGTGATGGTACAGTTAAGTCTGCTTTTACAGCTTCTATTCCTTTAGTAGCTAGTGGAACTTTTGGGGGTGCTGTAGGTACTTTAAACATTGGTGGAGCTAATTTTTATGATAAAATTAATTCTACAAATACTCAAGGATTAACAGGAGCAGCTTATACAACTGCTTTTTCATTATTAGCTAATAAGGATGAATATTCTTATAAAGTAATAACCACTCCTGGTTTATACTATGCTGATTATACTTCTCAATTGGGTACTCTTATGACAACAGTTCAAAATAGAGGAGATGCTATAGCAGTTATTGATTTAGTAAAATATGGAGCTACTATAAATGAAACTACAACCCAAGCCGGTGCTAATAATACTAGCTATGCCGCCGCTTATTGGCCTTGGGTTCAAATTCTAAACCCAGATACAGGTAAATTTAATTGGGTGCCAGCTTCAACCCTAATTCCTGGTGTTTATGCTGCTAATGATACTTCAGCTGAGCCTTGGTTTGCACCCGCTGGTATCAATAGAGGAGGACTATCTCAAGTTATTAGGCCTGAAAGAAAACTCCAAAGATCAGACAGAGACACATTATATGAAAATAATGTTAACCCAATAGCCAACTTCCCAGCTACCGGCCCCGCGGTATTTGGTCAGAAAACATTGCAGAAAAGAGCTAGTGCTCTTGACAGAGTTAATGTTAGAAGATTGTTAATTGAACTTAAGAGCTTTATTGGTCAAGTAGCTAACAATTTAGTATTTGAACCAAATACAGCCGCTACAAGAAATGCCTTCTTAGCCCAAGTTAACCCATATCTTGAAAGTGTTCAGCAGAGACAAGGTGTGTATGCTTTCAAGGTTGTTATGGATGATTCAAATAATACTCCGGATGTAATTGATAGAAATCAATTAGTTGGTCAGATTTTCATCCAACCAACCAGAACAGCTGAATTTATAGTACTTGACTTCAATGTATTACCAACAGGAGCTGAGTTCCCAGCCTAATAATTAAAAACTTAGATATATAATATTTATAATAAAATACAACAATGGCAGTACTAGATCCAAACGAAATATTTTTCACACCATTTGAGCCTAAACAGCAGAATAGATTCATTATGTATATTGATGGATTCCCAAGCTATCTAGTAAAGGCTATTGGTGCTATAACAGTATCACAAGGAGCTCTTGAGCTTAATCACATCAATATTCAAAGATTTGTAAAGGGCAAAACAAAGTGGGGTACTATTCAATTCACTCTATTTGATCCTATTACACCTTCAGGTGCCCAATCAGTAATGGAATGGGTAAGATTACATCATGAATCAATCACTGGTAGAGACGGATATTCTGATTTCTATAAAAAGGATTTAACATTTGATGTTTTAGGTCCTGTAGGGGATGTTGTATCACAATGGATTATTAAAGGAGCCTTGATTACTGAATCTAATTTTGGTGAATACAATTGGGACAATGAAGGAATAATCAATTTAACAATGACAGTTCAACCTGATTACTGTGTGTTGAATTTCTAATAGAAAATAATTATAGAAAGAGAGCGCGATTTTTCGCGCTCTTTTTTTATTTTCATATATTTATAATAAACAAAGTTATTAAAAATGAGTGAATTTAAATTCCCAACTGAAATTATAGAATTACCTTCAAAAGGTTTACTATATCCTGAAGGCCACCCTTTAAGAAGTGGCAAAGTAGAAATGAAGTATATGACAGCTAAAGAAGAGGATATTTTAACTAACCAAGCTTATATTGAAAGGGGTATTGTTTTAGATGAACTTCTTAAATCTTTAGTTGTAACTAAAGTTAATATTAAAGACTTAATTATAGGAGATAAAAACGCTTTACTAGTAGCAGCTAGAGTTTTAGGTTATGGTAAAGATTATTCTTTTAGTTATAATAATAGACAGTACACTGTTGATTTATCAACTTTAGAAAATAAATCTTTTGATGAATCTTCTATAATCCCTGGGGAGAATAATTTCCCATACACCTTGCCTGACAGTGGTACTCCCATAACATATAAAATATTAACAGGGCATGATGAGAGTAAAATAGATGCTGAGATTAAAGGATTAAAAAAGATTAACAAAGATAATTCCCCTGAACTCTCAACTCGATTAAAATATATAATTACCTCAGTTAATGGTTCTTCAGAACCTAAAGATATTAGAACTTTTGTAGACACTTATCTTTTAGCTAGAGATTCTAGAGCTTTAAGAAAACACATTAAAGAAACCCAGCCTGATGTTGATTTAACCTTTATAGATGATAGCAATGAGGAGATTGCTATCCCAATAAATCTAAACTTTTTTTGGCCTGACATTTGATATAATCCCTCAAGCTAGACTAGGTTTATTTAAGCAAATTCATGAAATAGTATTTCATGGTAAAGGAGGGTACTCATGGAGTGAAATTTATAACATGCCAATATGGCTTAGAAGATTTACTTTTAATGAGATACAAAATTATTACTCTAAAGAAAGAGAAGAATATGAAAAATCTTCTAGTCAAGGTAAAACCACAGTTATAGATTCTAAAGGTAAAATCCAAGCCCCTGAGTTTTTGAAGACCCCTACATATAAGTAAGGGTCTTACTTTTTTATATTTATAATAAAATAAATTATACT